CCAATATTTGGCGCGCTACGCATATATTCATGATTTAACGGAGCATAACCAAATATACCATCTGGATCAGAATGGTCGATATCAATATGTGAGTTAGTGACGACAGAAACTTTTTCTGGATCGAGCTCATTTTTTGTAAACTCCGGATAATTATCTACTGATGTATTATGTAAATAATGATCTTTTTGACGCTCAAATAACTGCTCAGGTGTTATTTCAGCTGTTACAACAATTATGCCACCTGTGTTTATAGCAGGAGTTCTCATTGTTATATCAACCAATGCACCACCAACTGTTACTGACTCGTCAAGATTTGCCGCGTCTGATGCAAAGCGTTGTTGATAACCCATTTGCGTGCGTTGTTGTGCTAATAATATTGGTTGTTTCATTGCTTGATCTGGAATTCTAATACCAGACATTAATGTGTCAATAATGTAATCATCATCATGGCCTTGGAACATACTTCTTGCTTTTGCAAAAGCTTGTGTCTTTTTTGCCATTTCAATATTAGATAATGAAACTGTAATGCCATCTTGTGCTAATTCTGCCCAAATCTGGCCAGTCCAATCTCTATTACCATCAGAATCAACAGGAATCGTTTGATCTATTTCACCTAATGGGTAACGTGATCCTGATGTAGCAGATTCACGTCTTTTAGATTTTAATGCCATATCTGTACTTGTTACATTTAATGCAACTTCGCCATCAATTATTGCCTGATCAAAATCAGGTACAATATGTGCCATTGTTGTATGGTTCCAAAATGCTTGTGCCAATGAAGTATCTGTCATTGTACGCATTGTTAAACTTGATGAACGTTCTTTGCGTCTAAAGTTTACAACAGTATTATAAGCCTCGATATAATCGCGGTTTACTGTTGCTGAACCTTGTGCGTGCATACCTAAAGTTTTATAAAACTCATTATCAGCTTGGCTGAATGTATGTGTTTCAATAAATGGGATCGGAGTTTCTCCGTCCTCACGTGGTACGCCTTGATATGACCTGTTTAAATCGTCCATTCCATTAAAACGATCAAATGCTAGCTTAGGTACTAAGTGAGCATTTACAGTCACGTTTACGCCGTTAAATAACGTCTCTGCAGTTTCCATCATTTCCACTGCGATTTGCATTCTTGATCGCTTTACACCGTCTTCGCGGAGTAGTGGTATACATGCGACAGGTATAATTTTACCTGCGTTTCCTGATGTAATAACTGTCTTTTGATCTATCCTTGTTGATCGCTTAGGCGTCAACGGAGTTGTCAAAAGATTGTTTTGATTCATTCCATTAATCATTTTTTTGTTTTCCTTTTGGTTTTATATTGCTTTCGGCAATTCTTGCATTTACAGCCTGCAGCACTACGTGGTGCAGGCTTCTTTTTAGTCAAAGAGAGCTCCTGTGTTATCAATCCATGGTGCTGTTATTTTTGGATTATGTACGTAACTTTTATTAATTTTTCTTGAATTAACTTTATTACGTATTTGTGACATTGGTATTGAATCTGCGGGTGCAGTATTCCACCAATTTTTTACAGCTGTTAAGCCTTTATCTCTTAAATTCATAGCTTCAAGATATAAATTAAATGCACCTTGGGTTAACATTTGATCAGCTTCAAATTCAGTAAAAGGAAGTGGTATTCTTTTACCTTGACGTGTTTCAAATGTTCCCCACATAGATTTTATTTTTGCGTCTACTGTTCCAAATCCAGTAGCAGTAACGCCTTCGCGTGATACTGGGTCTTGCACAAAATCATAAACACCTAGTTGGTGCGTTCCGTTATTTAATTTAGAAGTTGTAAATAAATCTGATGTTCCAAGTATATCTCCGCTAGATATACCAGTTCTAGCTAAACTTGGCATTGAATTTGCTACTTGATTTTTCAAGTATTGCATTTCCAAACCTTCTTTTTGTTGATTTATTTGTCCGCGTTTAAAGCTTTGATAACCTGTAAATGCGTCACCCATTACATCTGTAAAATTACGGCTTGGCATAGAAGATAGTAGGGGAGCTACATATCTTGTTGTACCAACTTGTGTTGTGGTTGATGTTACTCTTGAATTTGCACCTGCAGTACGTAATGCTGTTAATGGATTAATACCTGCTTTTTCTGCGTCTCTTATAACGCTGTCAAAATCAGCAGTATTTGTTGTTACTGTTTCAACAGGTCTACTGTTGTTTTCCATTTGTGCATTTGTGTTTTCTGCAGCAATAGTTGCAATACGGTTGTTTTCTGCAACTTGCTTTTCAAGTGCTTTGTTTGTTTTTTTACCGTCTAATGATCCGCCAAGAGCTGAACCTATTACTGGACCTAATGGTCCAACAAATGGTGTTAACAATCCTCCGATTGCTCCACCGATTGCGCTAAAAAATCCCATTATATTACCCCCAGTAGAAAGGGAGCAAATAATGCTATTCCTACAATTATACCGCCTAAAGCGTGAATTATTGCTGATTTAATCATTTTTGATAAACCTCCGTGTTACGAGGTCGATGCCAACGCCTGATAGCGCTGTTAGTCCCAAAATGATTGTGTCGACTGATGCAGTCGCAATTCCCATACCTGCTAAGTATGCACCTAGCATTGTACCACATCTAGTGATGATGGGTCTGAGAATCTGTTTTATTAAAAGTATGTGCAACTTTTACTCCTTCTTAATTTGAAGGGTCTAAGTGCTCAATGGCCGATAATATATATTATGATACCATAGTGAGACTTGTAGTTTT